AATCTTCTTCTCCCAAAAGTAAGCGCAATCCTTCGCCCAAACTCCCCCACTAGCTTTACCTTCTGGCATACCAAGGCCACATTCTGCTTTTATAACTAGGTGATGGATGCAATCTATACATAAAGGATGATCTCTACTCATACATCTAGCATCTGCATATAAATATTCTGCTTCTATAAGTGCAGGCTCTAACTCTTTAGCTTTTAGAGGTAAATTTAACTTTCCTTTTTTTGTCTTAATTTTTACTCGCCATACTGTAGGCTCTTCTTCGTAGAGAACCATGCGACCAGCATGGTATCTAAGAGAAGCCATTTGTTTTATGCTTCGTAATCATCAGGTGGTGGACTTAACCAATATCTTGTTCCATTTATAACTCTAAATACATGATTACCGCAACATACAATTTGCCCTAAGTTTTTCTGCTGCTGCCTGTGCTTCTGATCGTGTCTCAAATGTTCTGCTGAGATAGACAACTTTTCCGTCATAAAACCAACCTTTAAATTTATATGTAAGACCATAATATATTGGCTGGACTCCAAAATTACCTTTGCAGGCTAAATGTGTGACATACAAGATTTTTTACTTTTTTTATATCAATTCGTAACTACAATCTTTCCATCTAGCCTTAATATATTTAACAGCTTTAGCTTGTGTTTCTGCTTGTGTGGATAATTTCATTGGTGCAGTTCCTATTCCAATTCCTTTTACAATAAAAGTATATTTTTTAGTTTTTTTATCTTTTTTTGGTCTTGTTACACCCTCCATATCAGGTGTCATTGCCAGTATTTCTTTATCTCTAAAATTCTGAGATTGCATTTTCGGCTGCCTCCTGTTCTTTATCAGTAAAATCTCTAATTAACATCTTTGCAACTTTATTTACGTTATAGTTATGTTTTAAAATAATAGTTCTAATATTTTCATCAACCCAATCACTACGAAGACTTGCAGTATGATTATCTGCATATTCGACAATGTGATCGTAGCCTCTAATATCAGAATCTAATTTTTTTGCTAACTCTTCAAGTTTATTTTCTCTAAGCTTGTTTAGCTTCCGTTCTGATCTGCGACTTTGTTTTGGTGTCATGTTATCTTTTCTAATTCAGCAATAGCTAAAGAACGTGCTTTATTGTGGATAGTTCTAAACTCGTTCCTATCTATATATTCTAAGATAATTTGCGAAAAATGTTTATCGTATATTGATCTAAATAAACTTTCATCGTGATCTAAGCTAATAAGTTGAGATAAAAAAGCTTTGCACACCTGTTGTTTGCGTCTTACCTTTTGATGCCAATCCTTGTCATAAGCTTCTTGTTTTTCTTGTTTAAATTTCTTAATATAGTCATCCATACTTTTGATGGCTGTCATTAGCTCATCTTTTAACAACAAAACTTCTGGATTAGATAAAGACCCGACATCATCAATCGAGACAACTTTATCAATTTGTTTACTGTTAAATGTTAAAGGCATAGATAAGGATAATTTCATTCTATTTTAGCTTAATTTGGCTTAAAATCTACTAAAAGTGAGGGGTCTTACACTAGGTGATTATTGAACAAAAAATTCAGTCTTAACTAGGGAGTGTTAGCTTTGGTTAAGGTGGCTTTTTGTGAACTACCTAGATGCCCCATATTTAAAAAGGAAACTCCTCTTCTTTTTTCTTGGGTGTAGAGTCGGGGACATAACCGCTATCAGCTTCTTCTATAGCTTTCATAGTCTTGTAATCAGGCTCTAAGTTAAGAGCAATATACTTTTTGCCCATCTTACTCTCGTTAAGGTAGCCTGTAGCTCTAATAGTTACTACACCTTCTCCATGAAAGTCGCTATGTTCTGGCTTTGCTTTCTGTACATAAGTACATAGCTTAATAATATCGCCCTCTGTAATCTGCATAACACCAGAATACTTAGGATAGTTTTTGTTAGGATCGTAATTCTCCTTGTAACGCTTTTTGTGGTCTTCTGCATCTTGTGAGAAAACTGCAAGTGGTAATTTAAAGTCCATAGATAAAAATTAATTGGATTGACGTTTGGCTGATTCTAAATCCTCTATCTCAGCCAACTTATAGAGGATCTTTCCATTGATGGTGTAGAAAGAAGGCGGTTTGCCTTCTCTTCTCCATCTCTCAACAGAACCAATATGTACTCGCCATCTTTCAGCAAGTTCGCTAGGTGTTAAAAACTCTTTCTTAGAATCCGAAGTCATCTTTAGCCTCCTGTTGATCTACAACTATCTCGACATTACCTGTAGTAACGTCTATAGGTTGTATATCAACTACTTCCTCGCTGGTCTGCACACCTAATAAAAGATCAGGTATATATTGCCTACCGAAAAAAGTAGCAGCCCTGTTTCTTAGCATTAACTCAGGCATTGATTGATACTTACTGTTTTTAGTCCAGCCTTCTTGTCTAGCCATCTTCATTGTTACTGCTGTACCTTTTACTAGCTTGTTATCTTCTAGTCTTATAGCTTGGCATTGAACAGATAATGAGTCATCTTTACCAGTAACTATATAGTCAAAGTTTTTAAATCTATTGCAACCTAATATTTGACTAGATACAAAAGCAGCACTCCAGCTTGGTCTGCCATGAATAATATTTAGGTTTTGCATAACTGTAAGAGGACTTAGATTCATTCTCTTACTCATCTCTAATGCAACAAGACAATTAGATAAACCTTTTTGGCCTTGATAGCTAATAGGAACAAGGTTAGATTCTGCAAGACTTTTAGCTTGTCTTTGAGCAAACTCAAAAGACTCGGTGGATTGATAGATAGAGGACTCGCCCTCTTGATTTGTTTTAGTAATTTCAGATGTCATAGGTAATGTCCTCATAGGTAATGTCTACCCACTCATCACGAGCAAACACATAAGTTTTTTCTGTTTCTGGGTCGTAAAAGACCTGACCTTCATATGGGTCGTAAGGAAATTCTTTTCTCATCAGTAAAGTTGAATCTCCTCATCAGATGACGTTTGATCTTTCTTCTTGGTCATCCAAGGAGGCAAGTAAATTGTTTCTATTTCGTTAGGAGTATAGTCTGGGTAAGAATCGTTTTCTTTACACCATAATATTTTGTCAATAGCTTC